ACTGATGAAGAAGACCGGGCACTAGGATTGATGAAGACGTATGAACGGTGGTTCTGCTCTAGCGGTGGGCAGTTCTACGTCGAACTACAGAACCACAACATAGAACATGGTGACGGCTGGAATGATGACAAACTTGCTGATCGGCTTGCTGATCTGGCTCAGTCTAGCGGTATTCCTTGCGTGCTTACCCAGGATAGTCATTACTGCCATGAGGATGAGAAGGAAACCCACGAAACTCTCAAGCGACTCGTATCTTTTGGTCCTGATCCTGACGACGCTGTGTTTCCTGGGGACGGCTTTCATCTTGCTGATCGTGCTTGGTTTGAATCGCATCATCTAGGCAAGCGGCGTGAGATTGGACTGGAAGGTCTGACTCATCTCTACAACCTGAACGATCTGACTATCCCCGAGTTGGACAACTACCACTACAACATCCCCTTCACAACAGCCAACCCTCAGAAGTCGCTCAACCGTCGTGTGATCGAAGAGTTCACTACGCGCAAACTCAGTGAGCGCTACATGGACAGGCTTGTCAGTGAACTTCAGATAGTCGAAGATACGGGCATGGCGGGATACCTTCTTCTCGTCGCTGATGTCACGGACTGGTGTAAGGAGAACAGTGTCTTTTATCAAGCGCGCGGCTCGGCATCAGGGTCGATCTTGTGCTGGCTGCTCGGCATCACGCAGGTTGACCCTCTTAAGCACGGTCTACGCTTTGAGCGTTTCATTAGCCGTGATCGTACTAAGCCTCCTGACATTGACTTGGACATTGAGCATATTCGTCGGCAAGACCTGATCGAATGGCTAAAGTCCCGTTTCTCTGTCCACCAGATCGGAACGTGGCTCAAGCACTCCATTGATGGTGATGACGACGAAGGCAAGGGATCACTCAAGGTCAAGTACTTCGCCAAGTCACGGGCCGCTGGCCGTCCTGTGAACACCTGGGAAGCCATTTCCGCAGCAGACAAGCAGTCCCTCTACGCTCTTGGTGAGAAAGACGCATACTCGGGATACGGAACACATGCGGCTGGTCTGGTCGTGACCACCAGCAACGCTGAGTTCAATGCTCTTGTCCCCATGATGAAGGTCGCATCGTCTAAGACGTATGTGACTCAGTACGACATGGGCGACATTGAGGCACTGGGGTTCGTCAAACTGGACGTTCTTGGCCTCAAAGCATTGACCATCCTGCACAAGTGCATGGAGAATCTAGGTCGTGATGTGTTCGATGGGCTGGACTGGATTCCTGTCAGGGACTCATCGACATACTCCATGATTTCCCGTGGCGAGACAGATGCCGTGTTCCAGTTGGAAGGGTGGTCAGCCCGTAATGGTGTGAAGCAACTCAAGCCCACCAAACTAGGCGACATCATCGCGTCTATGGCCCTGTTCAGGAAAGCAACTATGAAGTCAGGGGCGACTGATTCCTACATCCGTCGTCGTCACAAACAAGAGGAGATTCCGACCCGTCATGCAATCATTGAAAAGACTGTCAAAGAGACTTACGGCATCGCTGTTTATCAAGAACAAGTCATGTCAATCCTGCGGGACTTGGGGATGGACGCTGACAATCTCACTGCATTCCTCAAAGCCGTCAAGTCGTCTAACTCGTCAATCGGAAGCGCGTCGGCAGTCATTGCTGGATATAGAGAATCTGTATGGGCACTGGCCCAGTCCTTCGGAATGGCCCAAGAAGACTTCCAATGGCTATGGCACGCAGTGGAAGGGTTCGCTGAATACGGATTCAACAAAGCGCACGCCGCCGCCTACGGACTGACGGCTTACCGCTGCGCCTACCTTGCCAACCATCACCCGGTAGAGTTTTACGCTGCCGTACTGTCTGTGTGGGCAGGGACGGAGAAGGAAGACCAGTACGTGTCTGCTGCTCGTCACAAGGGCATCTCCATTCGTCGTCCTGACATCAACAAGTCAGATGTCTCCTATGCGGTGGACAAGAAGAACATCCGTAAGGGACTGCTGGCGATCAAGGGTCTTGGACCTAAGGCAGCGCAGCGCATCGTAGAGATGCGTCCTGAGGGTGGGTATCTATCCGTTGAGCACTTCTGTCGTACTGTGGGAAGCAGAATCTCTGGGACTAAGGCGTTCATCGAATCAGGTGACACAGAGGTCGGAATACTAGGATCGCTGATCACAGCGGGAGCGTTTAGGAGCATCACTGATGAATGAAATCCAAGAACTGTTGCAGTGGGTGGAAGACAAGCGGAAGCCTAAGTTTCGCCCTCATCTGTCGCAGACTCAGAACCAGTTTGTTCGTAGTGTTGGCATTGAGCACGCCAACGAGATTGAGAAGATTCTGAGGAAGCGTCGTAGCGCCAGGGCTATTCAGAACTACAAGACGAAAGGCCCGAAGACATCCAAAGATGCGGCGTTGTCTATCAGCACAGAGTCGCTGAAGTGGCGTTTGTTGGTTGTCTTCAATGAGGCGGAAGACGGACTCACTGCTTATGAAGCCAGTGATTTGATCGAAGGCGAGAACGTCAACGAAGGCTGCTGGAAGCGAGTCAGTGAGTTGGCTACTACTGGGCTGATCAACAGGACTGACTTTGTGCGGCGTAACGCGCGTACAGGTAAAGACAACTCTGTCTATGTCATCACTGAGCACGGCAGGAAGGCTCTTCAGAAATGATCACTCAGAAGATGCGCCAGGAACTCAACACACGCAGCGATGCCAAGTGTGAAGCGATGGTCAAGCGTCACGGAAACGTGTGGGCACGCTGCTGGCAGATTCCTATTGAGATTCATCATCTGCTGACAAGAGCAAGGGGCGGGAACATCCTTGATCAAGCCGGGGAGACATATCACTTGATCTGTCTGTGCCCTGAGCATCATGCGATGTCAGACGGCAAGTACGCCTACGAAGGCGGCTTGCTGATTGATGGGTACGTCACCACGGGTAGGCGTGGACGACCTGTCTACAAAGGTTCAGATATTGAGTTAAGTGAAAGGTATCCAGCATGAATCTGAAAGAAATGCTCAGAGGAGCAGAACTACCCATTACGCCACGGCATGAAAAGTGGCTGGGGGAGAACGCTTCGCCCAAGTACTCGGAAGAGGCTCTAGAGTTCGCGAACAAGGTTCTTCGTAGTGATGTGGGTGGTAACCGTCGTCGGTCTACTCTCTTCCGGTCGTCTAGTCTTGGATCGTGTGAGCGTAAGCAGTTGTTCAAGGCGAACAAACTGAAGGGCATCGACTACATCGACAGCGACCTGTCCAACATCTTCGCTACAGGCAACTTCCTGCATCTTAAGTGGCAAATGGCTGGTCTGACAGAAGGCTGGCTGTCTGTTGCTGAGTACCCTGTTGAGTCCAAGGAGTACTCGTTCGGTGGGACTTTGGATGGGATTCTGTTCGACGGCTCGCTCTTTGAGTACAAGTCCATCAATCCCAGGGGCTTCTCAGGAGTGTGTGAATACGGTCCCAAAAGGGATCACATCTTGCAGGCTCACGGGTACATGTGGCTGGCTAACCTTCCTGCCGTGTCATTCGTCTACGAAGACAAGGGGTCAGGTGACTGGCGTGAGTTTCGTATGGAGCGTGATCCTGATGTCGAAGAAGAAGTCATCAACATCATCAAGGGTCTGACTGTTCACCACACAGAAGAGACATACCCAGAACCTCTGAAGAAGTGCTACGACAAAGAGGGCTATATCTACCGTCAATGTGAGTTCCGAGATATCTGTATGGAGGAAAAGTGAAGATCAAACTGACCAAGAGCCAAGCCGTAGTCATGCTGGCTTGCATGGAAGAGATTTACAGCAGTCCGTACTGGACTAACGATGAGACATGGGAAGCCTTTGTTGGAAAGACCCTAGAAGGCGAGAACGAGATTTATCAGATCATCACCTACCTACAAGAGCAGTACGGTCTTGATACCGAGAGCGATGTCTTCTCTCGTATCTTCTCTGATATGCGAGTAAGTCCGGTGGAGAAATGAAGCGCACAGGAATCCTGAGAACTGCTGAGTTGATGGTGACAGGTAAGCGGGAAGAAGACTACGGGACACCTGAGGACAACTTCAGGAAGATCGCAGATTTGTGGAATATAGCGTTCGACACGAACTTCGGTCCCGATGACATTGCACTGGCGATGATCTTGCTCAAAGTCGCTCGTCAGACTACTGGTGAAGGTAGCCACGATACGTGGGTTGATATTGCCGGATACGCGGCATGTGGAGGGGAGATTGCTCATGGGAACCACTAACGAAGAAGCAGTTGCCAAGGTTATTGGTGACTTGGTGAACATCGGCACTGCCTACGTCTGTATGCACAAAGACCTTCGGGCTTTGGTAGCAGAAATGGATGACCTGGGCACTCAGCCGTGGAAGTCTATGCTTCAGGACATCATCGACAAGTACACTGATCAGCCTGAAAGTGACATTGTTACCTCAACAATGTCTCTTAATAAGGGACAAAGAGACATTCCTGTGACTCCCGAAGAGGATCAGGCGTGGGAAGAGCGCAAGTGGGCCGATCCTGAGGCGTGGAAAGTACAGGGACCGCTCAAAGATGAGTGAGCCACGCTGCCAGGGGTGTAACCATCCAGAGCCGCTACACACGATGAAATGCGAGTACCGCAATCCGCTGTATCCAATCCTTCGTGAACTGATCAGTGAGATTAACGAGTGGCATCTTCCTGATCCTGACAACAAGATATGTGAGTACTGCACTGATAGATACGCGGTGATGTGGCCGTGTCCAACAGCAGCAGCCGCTCATATCGCTGAGTCGAAGTTGAATAAGGTCTTCAAATGAGCGACAAGATATGGATTGACGAGGCATGGCGAGTGCCTGATGACCTTGCAGTCCGCTTGCAAAAGTCAGACTACAAAGACGCATGGAAGTGGGAGATTGAGCGCACTGCACAAGTGCGGGTAATCCTCACCGACCTGATCGCAGAGATGCGTGATCTAGTTGGTGTTGTCGGTAACGAAGATGACAGTACAGCAGCATTGAGCCGCGCAGAAGAACGATTGCGGGAGATTGGCGAATGAGTGAGCCGATTGAGTTGAAGCCCGCATGGATTCTAGGATGGGAGGCAGGGGCTTCGACTGTTACTGGCATCCTGACGGACCTGATCGCGGAACTGCGGGCCTGTCCGGTGCTGCCCACGACGAGAGAGGACTTGGAACCGCTGCGCAACATGGCTGACCGTGCGGAAGCCCGACTGAAAGGACTGAACGATGAGTGACTACTTCGGACCACGTACGCCACCAGGGACCGTGTTCTCCAGCAGCAGCGATCCTGATGTCATCCCGGTGAAACTCTCGGTTGAGGAGAACCGCGACTTGAGGGCGATCCTGACGGACCTGATCGCGGAGTCTCGCCTATGGCTGTCGGGGGATAACCCTGTGCCGTTGGGTCTTGTGCTGGACCGCGCGGAGACTCGACTACTTGATACAGGAGATTGAAAGGTAAATGATCCAATCAACTAAGTGCGAAAGATGTAAGTGGGTGTTAGGAACCAACATCTATTGCAGTGTGTGTATGGAAAGCAAATCAAGATGGTGGAGGAAGTATGAAGAAGGTAACTGAAGTAACTGTTCATTACACCAAAGATGGATATACGTCAGAAAACACGTATGACGAGTTGGCTGCTGCTTTGTACCAGTCAATGAATACGCACGCGGAGATGATCAGCAGACTTCACGATCTATGCGACGTAGATTGGCCTGACGGTGGCATTCCCATTCCAGTGATTACGCAGATTGTTGATAAGTACGGAGAGTAGAGATGCTACAGATTAGACGACCAACAGAAAGAGATGTCCAGTTTGGACACAAACTCTCTAGTGTTCCTGTAGGACTTGGATTGCCCACAGTTGATGAGTTGTGGGAAGAGATTACAGGCATGATTGATGTTCTCTTGGGGAGAGTGCCTGCTCCTATTGAGTCTCCCTATCTGGCTATGGCTGAGATTGGTACTGCGTTCTATGCGAGAGCACAGGAGATTGATGCTCGTATCCATGCTGGTGAGCGTGAAGGGGATATCGTCAAGGGTTCCCCCTACTACAAGTTCAGGACTGGAGAGTTGCGCTCCTTCATAGAATTGTCGAAGAAGGTGGCAGAACTTGGATCGCGGCGACTGACACAAGAGCAGTTGTTGCAAGCACAGCGATTGGATGCACCGTGACATCACCTGTTCCGTACTCAGAGCCTAAGCGCCGTACATTCAAGTACGACGAACTCGCTTTCGTTACCAGCAAAGGCTCATACGTCTACGCTCCTGCCACTGGGCACATGGATGTCATTGATGGTGATGTCGTGATCTTCGACGGGCATCTGAGACACATCCTGAAGAACGTTCGTCTTGGTCGTAATCGTGCTCCGTATCCTGGCGCTCGTATCGGTCATGCAACTGGCAGGCGGGTCTACTACAGCGTTGAGTACAAGGAGAAAGGCATATGGAAGAGAGGTAATCCAATGCCTACTATCCTCAGGTCTGACAGTCAGCGTCGTCCTCGTAACCTGATGCCGCAGGCTCACAAGTTCACACCAACATCTCCTGCTGGCTTGATGGGGCCAGGAAACGAGCGTTGTGCCGTCTGGCATACCTCTGAGTCTGATCCTGGCTCTATTGAGATTGTCGCTGACTGGGTACAGGACCAAGGCTCTCAGTACCACATCATCTGGGATGGGTATGAGAAGAACCCACGTAAGAGGTTCATCCAAATCTTCTCGCCACATGAAGGCGCAAGAGCGCTGGAGAATGCCGACAACGACCAATACGGTACGAACAGGCACGGAAAGGTTCGTATTCAGATTTGTGTGATTGGCAGGGCTAAGAAGAAGCCGTTGGTCAAGTCACCTATGTATGGTCGCAGAGACTTGATGGAATGGCTGGACGACTGGAACATTCCACGTAAGTTCAATCTGGACAATGGACGTTCAAAGCATGAGTGGGAGAAGAGCGGCCACACTACTCACCGTTCTTGTCCAGGGAACGACCACGTTGATCCTGGGAAAATCAACACCAAAAAGTTGTTAGGACCGTGACAATCTAGTTACTTTTGGTTATTGTCAGGGCATGGTAGCCATTCCGTTCATTGCGCTGCTACTCATTGTTCTCTATTGGAACTTTGTCATGACTAAGAGTAGTGAGTGGAATTGCGAGTGCCGTAACTCCAGAGACTTCACCAAGAGACACGATAA